TAGCTCAATTGGCAGAGCGTCAGTTTTCCAAACTGGATGTTGAGGGTTCGAGTCCCTCTACCCGCACTATGCCTGATCGTCTTACCTTTGGCAAGGCAGCCGGTCAGGACAGCGGTGGATTAGAGCGTGTGGGGCTACACCACCAGGCTGGTTACGGGTAGAGAGGTTGTGCCAACAGCCATACTGTAATCGGTCAAGCCCTTCCTTTTAGGAGATTCACAATGATTGCAGGCACTGTCCTTATCTCAAGGAACAATGATGAGGCTCTAAACACAAGTCCCGGCCATTGGAATCATTGTGCCATCTACGTGGGCGGTGGACGCATTATCCATTCTCTACGTGATCAAGGTGTTGTCGAAACAGTCTATGGCGAATGGCTCGCTTATGACTGTACTTGGGTTTCCTTGATTCCTATTGACGTGTCGGTCGGATACAAAGCTGCATTCAAAGCGACACAGCTTGTAGGGTTGCCTTATCGAATGCTCTCAAGCGTGTTTCTGCGTGCTAGGAATCTTAACCGTGGGATCAATTGTGTTGATGCAGCGGTAAGAGTACCCTACGAGTACGCTTTAGGAAAGAGCCTCAGTTCGATACATTGGCCTGACCATGTAATCGAATTGACTGGCGTGTTTAAGAAGGGTCCAACAAGTTCTGATTAATTCTCGGGCCGTTAGTTCTAATCGGGAAAACGCTGGCCTTGCAAGCCGGAGTCAAGGGTTCGAATCCCTTACGGTCCAATCCCTGGTAGCACAACTGGTAGTGCAACTCGCTGTTAACGAGTAGATTGTAGGTTCGAATCCTACCTAGGGAGCTTGACAGGTGAATTGTGGCATTAAGGGAAACGGCGGAACAGGCTTATGCCTAAGTACCATATGGTTCTCTCCACATACCTGTCATCTCGGTGCGTTGCTGGAAGGTCATAGCGTGTGGTTTGGGACCACAAGACGAGAGTTCGATTCTCTCCGTGCCGATTAAAACGAAAAAGCCCGCAATGGTAAAACCATTGCGGGCTTTTTTCGTTTACACGTTTGCGAGGACAACCGGAGTGTCGTAGACGATAATCACGCGGGCCTTACCCGCCGTGACATTGGTGTCACCAAGGGCCGAACCGTTGGTCACAACACCATTCAAATCAAACGCCGTTTGAGCCGCAACCAATGCGAGAGCATCGGCAGGAACCGCACCGACTTGACTGTTCTTGGTCAGAGCCGCGGTGATGCCAAGCTGATCGACATTGCCACCGTTCGGGCCAAGGCCAAGCTTGACGGTCGTGCCGCCACCAACGACCAGTTCAGTAATCTGAATGATCGCAAGCTTGACTTTGGAACCTGCCGGAATCGTGCAGACATTTTTGTACTTGGTCGCATTGCCAGTGAAGTCGATGATTTCATCGACTTTCACTTCTTTGAGTCCAGCCGGATCAGTCATCACTTCGGCGCGAAGTTGCTCCAAAGTAATTTCCTGCTCTTGAGACTGAGACTTGGACAAACCTCGGTCGTCGGTGACCGAGGTAAAATTCTTGACTGCGATCTTGTCGGTCGTGAAGTCAAGATTGGGAATAACTGTTGCCATATGTCAAATCTCCAAAAAGGTTAGACGTTTGCCAAAACAACGGGTTTGTCGTAGACCAACAGCACACGAACGCTGCCAGCGGTCAATTCACCATCAGAGAGTGAACCGTCAGCATTCACTGTTGCACAGAGGTCAATTGCCGTTTCGGCTGCGATAAGCGAAGCAGCATCAGCTGGTACGCTACCGATTTGATAGTTAGCTGCAAGGTTTGCAGCACCTTGAAGCAGCAATGCCGGTGTTCCTGCGTTAGTTCCGATAGCCAACGAGTCACCAGTACCGTCATCTGTCACAGTCGACAGAATCTGGAACTTTGCAAGTTTGACTTTCGACCCGGCAGGAAGCGTAGCAATTTCTACGTATGCTGCACCGAGAGCAGTCAAATCAAAAGTACGGTCAATACGCACTTCTTGAAGACCGGCAGGATCAGTGAACAACCGCTCATGCAGTTCGTCCAGCGTGATTTCCACAGGTACACTCAATTGTCGCGTAGTACCATCGCCAAGCAAAACAGACTGCTTGCGAATCACAGGGACCACATCAGGTCCAGTGAATTGCAAGGTAGTCGATGGAGTTGAGGCCATAAATCATATCTCCCTTTTTGTACATGTTTGACAGAAGGCTGGACCCACTGGTAAACCGAGTAGAGTACATTGGTCTACTAATCGGCTACCAAGTGGACATTTGACACGGACACCGATTATTCGGTACTTACAAGGTTTGTAAGTTTGAACAAATCGGTAAGCGTCCGTTGGATCGCGAACATAGTTCGCTGGTGGTTCCCATGTAGGTGGTGAACCACGCATTGGGAATGTAATACTCCCATCGCCTTGCAATTTTGCTCCCGGTGGCAGATTCATTAGCCTACTCCTTCACCAACAGGGTTGAATGGGTCCGAAATTGGGTAGTTCGGATATTCATAGGAGTTCGGTTTAGGAATCTGGTACGGATCAAGGGTCGTGTCAGCGTGCCAGCCTTCAATATCGTGCCAACCAGTATCCCAGCCAACTGCTTCAACTGTTGCTCCAACACCTTGGACAACGCCAAGAGGATTGTTGTAGTACACTGAGACAATACCGTCAGAAAAATTCAAACGGTGTTTTTCCCAAATCTCGCAAGGCAAAAACAGATTACGTTCATACGGTGGACCCAACATTGCGTAGTAGGTTACACCTTGACTAAAAGTTGTATCAGACAACTTATAGTGAACGTAGCTTTCAACCAACCCATCCCTGCTATCCCACACGAAAGGATCAATGCTTGGGTCTGGAAAACCTTGTGCATCGTGTGCTGCTAAGTACACTCTGCATGTAGCTGATCCAGCACTGTAGCCAAGACCTTGCATGAACTCAGTAGCAGGTGCCTCGTTTGAAGAAAAAGTTTCGTCAAACGGCATCTTGGCATCACGTTGCCAGTTTCGAATATACACTTTCGGTTCTGCCCCAGCACCATTGCTACCAATGGTGTGGGCAAAACTAATTGTGATTCGCAGTCGGATACTATCCTGGCCACCGACCCACGGACGTTTATCCAGACGAAGTCCACGACGTAAGATAGTCCCTTTCTTACCATATTTTTGAGTGGCGGAATCTATGCAAATTCCAGTTCCACCTTCAAAGCCCATTATGTTGCCGACGTTCTTGCCAATCATAGGGCGTCCCGACATAGGAGACAACCCATATGGTTGCAAATTGTTGGAATAGGAATCCATGTTTGTCAGCTTGAGAACTTTGGTCAACAAACCAGCAGTAAGAAGTTCACCATCCCAAGTGACTTCGTCGCCATAGGTTAGAGCCATACTGGCACCTGCATTGTGTACTCGCCACTTGGACCTTTAGAAACTAAAGCCCAAGTGCCCGAAGGGATGCTTTCACCGCCAGCAATCTGCAATTGCTTAACAGTAACGGACGTTGCCGCACCTGTCAAACCACTCTTGTAGATGTTGACGGTATAAGTACCAGCACTACCGCCAGTCACAACGCCTGGGTATGTAGAAGTACCACCTGTTGGCAGGAAATATCTCTGGACCGATTGCTTCGTTGTAGTCTGGGTACGTCTACCAGCTGTGCTATCACCACTTGTCGTTGAGGGTAACTCAGTTGTGACTTTGTCAGTCCACATAAGTGGCTGAATCATTACCCACATACCCGGTTCATGTTTGACCGGGTTATCCCGATCGTAAGACGCATCAATGGCTTTGGAGATTACACTTTTCTTACCCACACCTTTTGGATATGAATCCAAAAGATACTCAGGCAGACCCTTGTTAGAAACCCGTCGAATCTTAGCAGGTATAGCCGAAGTATTAACTACTTGAGGATTCGTACTCAAATCGAAGTTCTGGTTTACCGGCGGGTACAAGTCCGGTTTTTCTTCGGCCAATTCACCGATACTGTTTTCGACTTCTGGCGAAACAATCGGATTCAATTCCTCTGCACCAGGATTTGGACTACCATCATGTGGACGGTCTCGACCATCTTCAAATTCCATAGGTTCATCAGCCGGTGGACGACCGCTGCTACTGATATCACCACCAGCAGTTTCACCAACATTCTGACTACCTACTTCATCATTGATATCAGGGTAGAAGAAGAACTTGTCAGGATTCGCACCGGGGTATTTGTGCATCTCACCGATTCGCACAGGCACCCAAACACTAAAGTCAATTTCCATTGCGTCACTGTCCAAGCTTGCACTTTGGACAACGCCAACTACTGGCTCATCAGACACGGCTCTCAAATCGATGGTGACCGAATCGAAAGTCTCAAGTCTGAGTTTGTGCAACGGCGTCTTGAATTTCACCAACTTCCATGTGTTTGCTTTTCTGATAATCCAAAACGTCGAACTCAAATCAACTAGCCGCGTATTTGTGTACGCGTAGTAGTTGTAGGTTTGCTCATGGCAACCATACTTCGCCATGTTAGCACGAAGAATGATTTTGTTGTCCTTACTACCGACATCAGAAGCTGCGAATCCTGTTTGAGGCCCGTAGAAAACCTTATAGGATGCTACGAACTTTGTGACCAGTTCCTCGGTTGTTGTGTGATGAATCTCAAGAGTCTTCTCTTCAATATCACACAAATCAATCGAGTCTACTGGTGCACCTTCCGGCACTAAGTACAACAGATAGAAGATATCTTCTTTCAACCAGATTGCACAACGTGCTTGGAACGCAATTTCCTTCAAAGCATCAAACAGATTCTTCCGCTCGAACAAACAGAAGTGCATAGGGAATGCACCAAGTTGTGCCCGAACTGTGTTGAAGCTAGTGGTATCGCAATCGAACGGTGCAGCAGGATAAGGCACACCACTATAGGTGTGAATCAAATACTGCAAAATGTCGGCCGTGTTTGGGCCAACTGGCGAAATAAGATCGACGTAAATTTGATCTTCCCAGCCGCTTGAGAAGCTGGAGTCTCGACTCAAATTGAAGTACGTCTTCTTATTTTCATCACGTACATGCTGACCATTCACCGACGACGTTGTTGTCCTAACAATACCGGTTCCGGTGTCAGCGGTGACCAACTCAATGTCGTTGATGTAACTCAACGGTTGCTTGAGTGTAATCATTGTTGCGGTAACGCCAGGACCACCATCTCCGGCCACGAAGTTCTGGTAACTAACTGTGTAATAGTTAGTTGGAACCGCAGTCATCAATTTGGTGCCGTCGTAATCGCGAATAGCGTACACGCCCAAAACCGCACAAGGCAGCATCGCTGCTACCCAACGCATTGGAAGATCGCTCACCCACTTGATACGAGTACCAGCCTTGACGAAGACAAAACCAGGATTACTGTCCACAATGATTTTGTCAGCGGCTTTTTTCGTGATGTCGATTTCAGTGACCAGACCCATGTCTGCTATGAAGTTGTCCGGGAATCCGAATTCACTTTTATCAGACACGTTGGCACTGGTGTATTTCTCGACACTAGACTCGCCGACTTCGACATGCGTCAAGAATGGTTTCTTGGGCGTTATCGAAGTGATGTTTAAGATACTGTCCCCACGCGGACTCGAAGGTAGTGCAGAGATGACTCCGGTGACAATCAATTCACCGATTTCAAATGTTGCAGGCACGCCCATTGGGAACGACTGGCCATTGAACAAAATGACAGAGTCCTTCTCAAACTTCTTCTGTGCCTCAATCTGCTGAGTAATCGCTGACACACTATCCAGCATTCGTTGGCCTTCGTTCAGCAATTTAGTGGCACTATCCATCATGCCCTGACCCTGTTGGTAATCAGGGTCATCAGGGTTCTGTTCAAACGGCCCAACATCCTCACCCATGCCAGCAGAGTTTGTCTGCAACACGCTACCAGCCGTGTATAATGCTTGGGCGTAAGCATCCGAAAACTGTTTGGCCATGAACAGATTCTGCAAGTCAGCTTCGAGTTTTGGATCGTGCAACCCAATGCTATCCATCAAGGTTGCATTGCCGACCAGATCAAGACTGACCGATGGAACCTTGAGGCAGGTTCCAAAAGGCATGGGCCAAGCCTTACCGATTACGCTGTCATCCAACTGAGGAAAGTCGCCTTCTTCTGGCGAGAATCCGATTTCTGCATCTTCCAATTGGCTCACAATATCGAAAGACATCGTCCGATTAACTTCAACCCAAACAATGGGCGAGTTGATAACGCCTTCAAAAATCACGAACTTATCATTGAAGTTAAGTTGTGTGAACCACTGGTAGATCAAGACCTTTTTCTTGTGGATGTCGCGTGTGTTGTAAATCGTTTTGATCGAACCATCTGTATCGCTCAATGTAATCGAGACGGACTGTGAGTTCGACGCATTCGAGATATTCACAACATCATCAAGGTTAGCCAACTTGAGAATCTTACCTTGTAACTGCGGCACAGCTTGATGCGCACCGCGATCACAATAGTATTGGGGCGGACGGTTCTCCCCATCCCAAAAGATTGCTACAACGACGAGTGGTTCCCCACCCAGCTTTGTAGTAATCTGCGTCAATGCTGCTGTTGAGATATTTTTCATTGTAGTACCTGAAAGTCAAACTCGACCTCGTAAGAGCCGCAGTTTTTGTCGTTGGTGCATACCACTTGCGCATCAGGAGTGATAATGATTCCGTTCCACACCACTCCAAAATGATCCGTTAATTGGACACTCAGTCCAATTGTGTCAGCAAAGAATCGAAGCAACTCTTGACTTCTATTCCGAGTCAAGTTGGTGAACTTGAACTTAAGAATCTCAGTAATCGACCATATCGGGTCACGAAAGATAATCGTGTCCCCACCGCGTGTTTGATCTTTAACACGCTTGAGACTGATACTGTCAATGTCCCCAAGCTCTGGTACTACAAGAGTAACAGTTGTTGAGCCGTAAGTTAAAATTACTGGCCCGTATACAAGCGAATCTGACGGTACATTAACGGGAATATTTGCAGACGGAGACGGTACAACAATGTTGAACGTCTTGACAGCGTCTTTCTTGAAGTAAGAGACGCTTTGCGTAATCGTCAAAGACGTAGTTGCTGGGGCTGTATAAGTTCCAACAAGGACTACAGCTTGTGAAACTGTCAGCGTGCTTGCAAGTGCACGAGAAGGAACAACACTATGAGTAATCGCCAAGCCTTGAATAACCGCTTGAGGGTTTACACTCGCAGCTTGCTGTGTGATTACCAGTGCCGTCGCAGCTTCAATGTTGTAAGTTGGAGCCGCAGTTTGAGTCAGGCTCAAAATATTGACGACATCAAGATTCAAAATTTGTGTAACAGCAACTGCCTGTGACACATTGAATGGTTGATTCGTGCTTACGTTCTGATGCGAACATTGTACCGATTGAGTTAGGTACAAAGGCTGTTCAACAATCTGGCCGATGATTCCCGAGTCTGGGTCGCCTTGCGTAATCGGCAAGAACTGGGCGACGCTGATATTGATGATCGCCATTAGACAACTCCAGTAGAAAGCGGAAGGAGAAGGATTCGAACCTCCGGATGCCATAGGCATCGCCGGTTTAGCAAACCGGTACAATAAGCCACTCTGCCATCCCTCCGAAAAGAGGGACCGTGTTGCCACGGTCCCTCGTTCAATTTACGCCGATGTCGTGTAGGTGATGTTCAATTGATCACCGCTCGACACTGGGACGGGCGAAGCGAAGGCCGCTGTTGCCCACAATTTTCCGGTCGTGCCGCTCTTGGCACTTCCGCTTGTCACAAAGATTCCGTAAACCGTTCCACCACCGCCGTTGATGTTGAACACGCAGGCGGAGGCATTTGTCACGGTACGGACACCAGCACTGGCCGTTCCACTCGTCCAGCTTACACGCGTCGACTGCGAGTAGGCAATGAACTCGGTCCAACCAGCATGGCTGTTCATTACGTCGGCATTGTCCAAAGCCGAGAAACCGGCGTTGTCAATGAAGCCGATGTACCACGCGTTCTGTGCAATCTGCGTTGCACTATTGAACATGACGTTGAACAGCGTATTGACACCTTCATTGGTGATGTTGTTCAGCGTGTCATGCACGCCAATCAACTTACCACCACGATATTGTTCCATCTTCACCGGGTTCCGAAATTTCAGGAACTGGGTGAGACTTCGATTTCGTTCCGCAACGAAATCGATTTGGTCCTTGACAGAAAAAGCTCGGACATCGTTATTCATTTTCATCTCCAGGGTTAAGCATTTCCACGCCGTTGTTCGCGACGTATGATTTTCATGACTGCACGAGCAGTCTGTTCAGGACTGTCAGAACCGCTAACATTGAAGGTCATGTTACCGATACTGCTGTTCGTCACGGTTCCACCGTTTGCATATCCACCACCGCGTGGTGCATCACCACGATTCATGCGAACAAGTGTCGCATAAAACTTCTGCGTCGATTCCGGATTCATAACAAATTCGCCGCGTCGTGCACGAATCATTACATTGTCCGGACCGAAGTTGGAAAACATGTTTCCAATCAAACCACCCTCTGCGTACCCTTGCGGGTTAACCATATCTCCATTTATGATTACAGGCGGTGGAGCCGGTGGTGGGATCACTACCGGTGGCGGGATGTTAATGGTTACCGGTGTCGGCCCATTCTGAATAACCGGCAAAGGTATTGCGCCAGGTTGTGGCGGTCCTACCGGTGCCTGTGGTGGCCCATTCTGAATGACCGGCAAAGGTATTGCGCCAGCAGGTGCTGGTGGCCCCATCAACCCTGGTGCCGGTGCTGCTGGTGCGCCTGGTCCCCCAAGGAGTCCTGGTAGCACGATTCCAGCAATGCCAGATAGCCCTGTTCTGATTCTTTCAGCCAGAGTTCTTAACGCTTCTGGTGCTTGGTCTATAGCACGCTGGACACCATCCATTCCTTGCTGTCCTGCATTCACCAGTATATCACGCGCACGTCGTACTCTTTCAGCCTCTGCACGTGCATTGGCTTCAGCAACAGTTGTCTCAGCCCTAGTCCGATTCTCAGTGGCTTCCGTAAGGCGTGCCATAGCCACACGAAGTGCCTCAGACCCGGCCGTAGTATTTACCAAACCATCAGCCCGCGGTGCAGTAGATAAGAGACCTCGACCACGTTGAAATCGATCAAACAGTTCAGCAATCGCTCTTGCTGCTTCTTGTGCTCTGGCAATATCTTCCGGCCTACCAGAGGCAACAGCAACAGAATTCAAACGTGTCGCTTCCTCAATAGCTTCCTGCAACATTCTAGCTCGCTGACGAGTTAGAGCGTCCGCACCTTCCGAGCCTAATGAGGACGCACCAGCTACAGTTCTTGGGTCTGGTACAAACCCTCGAATCTCATTCAGTGTTGTTTGAGCTTGTCGAAGCTGCTCAATTTGCGCCTGCCTTGCCGCTACAGCCTCAGCCGTTGCTCGATCAGTATTCCGAGCAATCTCTGCCAAGATACCAATCTGTTCACGTTGATTAGCTTCACTCCGGCGTCTTGCCTCAGCATTCTGGAACAAAGCTTCCAATGCAATTCTCTGGTTCTGCAATTGCAGAGTCAAAGCCGCAACTTCTTGCTCAGTAGGTGCACGCCTACGAGCTTGGTCTGCTTGTTCTTGAGTGATTGCACCAGTACGCAAAGCCTCAGCAATACCAGCTTCAATCGATGCTGGCAACTGTTCAATACGAGCAATCTGTTGGTCGATTGTTCTATTGATTTCAGCAGATGCAAGTCGACCACCGGCAGCACCCTGGAAGTTCTCGCGTGGAGTTCCGTCCGGCGTAAGCAACCGATTAGGCAGACGAGCAACATTACGCTGACCTTCTTGAACCAACCGGACCTGATTACGCAGTTCTTGGTTGATTGCTTGAAGTGCAGCTTGTTGAGCTGCCAGTCGTTGTCGGCGTCTCGCTTCGAACGCTTCTTCCGCAGCATTGAGTCGTCTCGCTGCTTCTTCCCGCTCACGATTGAATGGGTTAAAGGTTTGATCTTGACGCGTAGACCTTGCTCGGAATTCAGCGTTGCGTCTCGAAGACTGCGCACGAATGTCATATTCTTGTTCAGTCAACTGACGAAGCTCAGCCATCTTTCGGCGTGCCGTAGCAATACTAACTGCGTCACCCTTAGCTTCAAGTTGTGCAATTTCTTCGGTCAGTCGCTGTTTACGATCTCGAATCAAGCTAAGCTGATTATTTGCACCAGCATCTTGAGCATTCAACAATTTCGCGGCATTATTTTGCTGCGAAGCACTTGTGAATGGTGTAGTTTGCGATACGTCAGCAGCACTCTTCAACCGATCCTGGAACGATTCCTTGTCAGTCTTTTCTGCAAGGTCTTGAACTCGACTCAACGATTCCGAGATTTGAGACTCGGCTTGTTTTGCGATAGCTTCCAGTGCTTCGATCTGTGCTGCAAAAGCACCAAAAACCGATTTGCTAGAGGCTTCGATTTCCTGGCCAAGAGTATGTACTCGTTCCCGTTGCAAGTCAGCTTGACGATTCAATTCGGCATTAACTGGCAAGAAAGTAGCAGCAATTGCTGCTGTTCCTTCTTGCAAAGCTGTCCGTGTAAGCTGACGTTGTCCGGCTGCCCAAGTGTTAGAACGCTCCATCGATTCGCGAGCAGCCGTGTTAAAGGCGGCCATCGCCTCTCGATTTTCTCTTGTTGCTCGACTAAGAAGGCCGACTCCTTCGGCAATTCTTTCAATCAGCTGAGCAACAAGAACTGCACCAGTCGCAACCGCAGCAATAGGTTCGACAAGTGCTGCAATCAATCGACCAGTGTCAATGATTACATTCGAAAGGCCACCAGCACGATCCGCCATGTTGAGGATCGTATTGATAATTTGCGGCCCAATTTGACCGACAAAAGCCGTTCTAATTTTCTCAAGCTCGTCATTCCACCGACCTGTCGCATCCACAACTCGCAAAGCAGCGTCAGCGGTATTGTTTAATCCTTCAACATTGTCTAAAGGATTACCACCACGTTGCCGTGCTTGAAAGGAATCAGCGACAGACAGACCACCACCAGCACGACGGCTTTGAACAGCTTGTCGTGCCTGGATGTTGCCTTCATCAATGTTACGATTGATGTACTGAAGTGCCCCGCCCAATCGTTGGGCTTGAATCAATTGTTGCGGGCTAAAGATTCCATCGCCAGCCATCAAGTCACGCATTCGTTGCGTAGGCCGTTCGATCGAATTCATTACCGCGCCGAGTTGAGTCATAACCTCGGCATCAGAGATGCCTGTGGCCTTCAACTCTTCCATCAACAAGGCAACTTCGGAGAAACTGATCCCGAGGCGTTGAGCTTGCGAAGATACGCGACCAAGTGATCCAGAAATCGCTTCAACGCCGATACCAGATTGAGCCAAGTGGATCAACTGATTACTAACGTGTTGCGATTCCTCAGCCGTCAGTTGGAAAGCACGAGTAACAGCAGTAATCGCTGTTGCTGCTGCTGGTCCAGTAGAACCAGTTACCTCAGCAAGACGGATAGCCGAATTAGTGATCGCATCAATTTGGTCAGCACTTTGTGCCCCACCTTGATCAGCAGCAATTCTACCAATGTTGGCCGTATCTTGCAGCGACCGGCCGTAGGCCAAAGAAAGATTAGTAAACCGTTCAGACAGTTGATCGGCACTTACACCAAGCTCTTGGTGCAGAGCGACAATACGTCCGACCGATTCTTGGTACTCAGCAGCAGCCGTAATCGAGTTACCGATAGCACCGGCAATGTCCAAGAAGACACGCCGAATGACTGTAACTGTCAACAGCCGGAAGATGCCGTCCCATGCAAAAGTGAATGCCTTAGCATGTTCGACACCAGCTTTACCAGTCTTGGCCGAAGCTTGAGTCAACTTGTCCAGAGAGTCAGCGGCTCTCTGAGTAGCTCCTGCGATTGCAGTCAAAGCTGCTGACTGTTGGGTTTGTGCAGCAGTCAAGGCTTGTACAGCTTTTGTCGTTGCTTCGGTAGCTGCTTTTTGAGCAGCCATTGCAGTATTCATTGCCTGCAATTGTTGTTCAATCTTTGCAGTCGAAGTTGCAAAACCGTTGAACGCAGCACCCGCAGATTGCAGGTTCTTGTTCATATCAACAATGGCTTGACCGATTGCATCTACCGACGCGATAAACTGTGAGGCGTCAAGTGTTACTTGTGTTTGAGCAGGTGTTGCCATTAGTTCAACTTCTTTCTAATTAGATAATCCGTTATGGCAGGAATCCTTTGAAGACCTGTTCGTTCCAAGTAATCAATAAACGCGGCGGTCCCAAATTGGTAACTCTTCCAATTCAGTCGCTCGTCGTTAATCTCGTAGTACAACACAGTGTTGTCGTAGTTGAAGCTCCAAGATTTACCATTGTTGGTAAACACTCGGTTCGAAGGTGTCGAGAATGCCCGAGCGGCATCTGGTGTTTTAAGGACACCTTCGTAGTATTCAACATAGCCATTCACTGGCGAATTTTGTTTGGGCCGTTTGGCCAGTTTCTTCTTAAACGCTGCGGGGCTAGAAGCCGCCGCCATACCGATTGCATCTTGCAAATTAAGAAGCGTCCCGCGTGCAAATCCTGTTCGGACTGGCACGCGGGGTAACGCTGCCTCAACAAACTTTCTGGCCGCATTTCGCATTTCAAGTGCGATAGCTTTTTTGAAAGCATCTGAGAATTCGGCTCGTTTGAACTCGAATCCCGCGATAGTGATGTTGACTTTCATTTAGAACCTCGGTCCGCCTGCTTTCATGAGTTCGATTTTCTCATCGACCTCTTCATAGTCGCGGATTTGAGAGTAAGCTATTAACTGTGCTTGCGCCCAGACATTACATTCGTCCCATGACGTTTCGATTCCTGGCGGTCTTATGCCTATTCGTTCGCAGGCCCGCCAGATTGCGTAGTCGTGGGTTCGTCCTCTTGGGATGTACCGCTCGACACTTGTGTCTCCTGCGATTGTATAAAACGCCGGCGAGCTTCCTCAAGTTTCTGCTCGTCGAGGTTGTTGGCAATGAAGACACCACGGGAAATCAGATTCCGCTCGATGGAACTGAATCCCGCCTTTTTGAGTTCTTCCTCAAAGTTCAGCCACGTACTCGGGTCTTTGATGTCAATCGTTTCCCATTCCAACCCTTCGGTTGCTTCAAGGGACTTGATCAACATGTAGTAGGTCTGTTTCGTGACCCGCTGCCTGACTGCTGCTTGGTACTTGACATCCTTGAAGTTCTGCTCTTTCACCCCACCTGGCTTCATAATCCAGGGTACCTTAGGTTCGGGGCAGAGTCGTTCGAAGTCGGTGTAATCAAGCACGGCTCGTGCCTTGAAAACGATCTGACCGTCACCCCGAGGGATGACGATCAGTTCTTCGTTCGGACCCTTAATCTCTTGGCCCAGAATACGCATTAGATGCCTCGCTTATTGGTCAACGCGGGTAACAGTTGCCTGGGTCAGATTGCACTTACCCGAACATGCAATCATGGCCGTTTTGGTATCGTGCTGGAGTTCCTCGTAACGGAACTCAGCAAGGTCGATGATTTCCTTCTGTGCCGAAGAGCAAGGAGGAACGTACTCGATACGGAGAGTAACGCAGTACGGTTCGCAAGGATCGGAACCGGCACTGACCCAAGTCGATGCCTGACCTTGCTTCTTGAGAACATCTTCGACCGTCAGAGCTTCGCCGGTGCTGGACTTGACAAAAATCCAGCCGAAGTCCAACTTGACTTCCAACGGTTCTTCATCACCGTTCCGCACCGAGTCGAGCTTGCCGCGATTCTTCTTGTACTCACGAGCTTTCTTCTCCGTGTAGGAGAAGCTACCGTCACCAAGACGGACTTGAAGCGTGTGAGGCAGAACATCAACCGCAGCGTTGTTCTGAACTGCGACAGCCAACACCGGAGTGAAGGTAATCGAAGTCGTGAACGTGGAGTCAATCTTGGATGTGACCGTGTACTCGGTTGTATCCTGCTGGTTTGGATCGAGGTTGGTAAACGTCACAACATCACCAACAGCGATTACCGCACCCGCACCAGAATCCACAACCGTGGTCGAAGCGCCAGCGGCATAAGCCGGAACGCCAGGAACGCTTGTGGCATGAGTGATGGTGATGGCAGCCGGTGCGCTGGTCATCAACGAGACGCTCGAACTTCCGATTGCAGGCTGGTTGATACCAGCCAAGTCGCCTTGGAAGGTAACAGTGAAAGGGCCAGTTGCTGTGGTTCCAGCAACAGCCACATTGCCGGCACCGATGGAAGTCAAAGCTTCCAAAGCTGCCTGAGCCGCCGCAGCGGTGTACGTCGAAATCGCCGCAGTCGATTCGCCATTGAACGTCAGCACGTAGCTGCCCGAATCAATCGTGCCGCTAAACGTAATCGTTTGCTGCTCGTCGGTTCCGGCGTTGTTGACAAGATAGCCAGTGGGTCCACCATTGGCCGTACCATATCCGTCGAGGATATAGATTTCAGCGTTCTTGAGGTCAAAGTACGCGTAAGACGTATTGACCGGAATACCCTTGAGGTACTTCATGTTCAAAACTCCTGTTAAGTGTCCAAGTACATACAGTAGTAGGCTTGGACCGTTGATTGTGTCAATTTCACGCTGGGGTCCATCTGACCGAAGTGATGAATCACAATCGGGTCAGACTCTTCGGTATCGAGTACGAGGCATCCTACTGCGGAGCCATCGTCGTCGGTTCCATTACCGAGTTTGAACACGGTAATACTGGGAGCAAAAGTAGCAAACACGCGGCCTACCGAAGTATCGTGAGTATAGACATTGTTGCCAGTCAATTGAGTTTCGACCAAGAAGTTCATGGTAATCGTGTACTTGTCACGGCCATGACATTCCCTCACTAAAGGCCCATCCATTCGCATTTCTGTCCATGTTGGCAAGCGGTTAATGATTTTACCGTTCTTGTCAATATGTTCAGTAAGCTCGACGTAGACCTTAATCTTGTCTTTAAGTTGGTCGTTGAACCAAGTATAAAGAGAAGCTCGAATCCAACGAATGATGTGTTCTTTGTTAATCATTGTGCATCCCTTGATCAATTTCAAGATCGTTGCACGCTGAATCACTCAGCAGTTGTGCTGGTGGAACACCTTGCGTGTCTGTCATCGTGAGTACCCAGCCATAGGCACTAATCAATTCGGTGATACTCGAAATGGCCCATCGTGTGCCATTGTGTACGATGTAATCTTCCATGGTTGGCACAAAATCGACAGGGACATCTTCTGCATCGAGGATGCAGACATGCTTAGCCGTGTCAAAGTGTCCACCGTAATTGAACTGGCTGTTGGCTGGCTTGAACTGTCTTTTGCTGCCTTCGTCCAACACGACAGCCAGAGACACATTCAGGACAGTTTTCGGTTTTTCGATTTCGCCGGTACGAGTGTCAACTGTTTGCGACCCGTAGCGGTAAATATCAATTGGAGTTCCATAATCCAATTTCAATTTATACAACACATTTTTGATGTAGGCTGCACCGCCGGGTGTCATCAGTTCACTCCTTGGGTTTGCAAAGGCTCAAACATTCGTTCAGTGAATCATACAATGGCTTAAATTGTTTTGCAATTTCAGCGATTGCAGTCTCCAACTGTTCTTGTTTCGAATATAAGAGCACTGGAACTTTCACATCTGGGACAGGAGCATCGGCAACGACAATATGACAATCTTCAATTGACGATATTTCGAAGCCGTAATCCTTTAGCACACGACAGACTTTATCGGCGTCGTGGCCTACAACGCAGATACGAATCATTTCTGAATCCTCCGCTCCAAATCCGCGATCTTCTCTCGAAGATCGTTATTCTCACACGTGAGATTCTGGATTTGCTCCTTCATTTTCATGTTTTCCATTAGCGTTGCGACATTCGCAGTTTGAATGTCAACAACTTTTTGTTGCACTTCAACGAGTTTTAATTCCAGCCTTTGCATCTTTGAATCTTGCTGGAGAATCGTTTCTTTGTAACTCGTCAAAAGGAAAGCAGCACCTTCTTGGTCTTCTTTCTTTTTCTGCGACAAGGCTTCCTTTATCTTTGTGATAATCGGTACGATAGCAGCAGAAATTGCCATCAAGACTGCAACCCATTCTGTTGAAATAGGTTCCATGTTTAAGCTCCTTATACCCGGACCAAATCAATTTCTTCCGGGTCACGTAGATATGGTTTCAGGTAAGTCCAAGCTCGGAAACTAGGAATACCTGCACGCATATAGTCAGGTATGAAGGATCGATCGTAACCAGTTCTGACGTTGCTATACGTCTGCGAAGCAGTAGCAAGGATGTCAGCTTCACGATCAGGGTCATACCCTTGAATGAGCTTTATTGCAATTTCAAAGCAAGCCTTTTTGATGTCTTCCGGAATCTCATCATCCGGGTCGCCAGCGGTGTTGACACCGCAAACAAGTACCGGACTTGGACCCCGTGGAAACTGATGAACTTGGCTTGTTTCAGCTTTGATTCCTACGAAATTCAAGCGATCAATCATCTCGGTCGCTTCGTGCATTGCAGACTTTTTGTCCACGTTTCTTGCACGTTTCCACGCTGTAGAGCGTAGACGATTATCAAAGTAGTTGTTTGCTTCCGAGAGAGTCCCGTAAGCATCCAAATACTCGGAGTTGTATGGCATACAACTCTGCATAGGAAACAGATTGTTGAGACAAGCCAAGTTCAAATTGGCTTGATTACCTTGGGCTTGTACAAGGGTCAACGTGTTATCAACGGAGATGTCAATAATTGCCATTAGTTAACCCTCACGCCTTGGTACTCAAGTTCAACTTCGTACAGATCACCGTTGCAAATTCCTCCCCGCGAAGTCGAAGTGATTTCGGCCGGGTCAGTTAGTAAAAACCCAGTCCACATTTCGCCCTTCCAGTTTGTCATCTGAATACGATCCCCAAGGAAGTCCAAGAGGAATCGTCGCAGTTCATAAGCCTTCCGTTGATTTATGACAAACTTGTATTTCAGCTTACGATTAGCACTCTTCTTCACATAAGAGTAAGTGTCGCCACAAATCGTTCGCTTAATACTTACTGCCGCTACGTTCCCTTCCGAATCACTGTACTCTGGATTCGGCAACACAATCGCTCGCGTTGCACTTTGATAGACTGTTGACCCACTTGGAATTGGGCAACATTCAATATCAGGTGTCGGCCCACTTGTAGTCGTTGGCTTCGAGCCACCAAATGTTACAATAACATTTGGTACTTGAATAATACCACCAGCACCATCGGCTTTTGGGTGTTCTTCGGTGAACACCATAGTGCTGGTCAGACTACGATTCAAAATCATCGTCAGGCCGACACTTTGTGTGACGGCCAGCGTCTGACTTACTGACTTGTTCCGTTGAACATCAACAACAACGTCATGGTCCAAACCAGACAGTGTGTTAGATGCGTTTCGTAATGGACCACCGACGACCAACTGTGATACTAGAAGAAGGTTCGATGCCGATTGCTCGATAATCTTCAAGTAACTAACAGTTTGTGCAATCGTCACAGTCTGCGAGACTGTTCTATTGAAGATCGCAGCAACTGCAACAGTTTGTGTTGCGGTCAGTTCTTGAAACTGTTGGTCAAGGTGTGGATCATATTGAGTGACCACATCTTGGGTAATCGTCAGTTCGTTGCCGACACCAGTCGTCTTGACTTCGACAACACTCTGAGTGATTGTCAAGCTGTTACTTGCGTCAGTTGGAATGAACTGGAAGTAATCAGCAGCCTGGTTCAGTATCAAGGAATTCGAAGCACTCTTCGACACTTCCAATTCTACTGCAACCGATTGGCTAAGTGTTAGCCCTTGTTCAACACTTTGAGTAGGTGAAGCAACCAAATGCGATTGTGTAATTGTCAGAGTGCTAGTAACACTCCTATTAACAATCTTATTGGCTACTACATCTTCACTTGTTGTCGCTTCATCAGT